GCTTGCGGAACAAGATATCATTGTTGACAAGCTATTAAATGTTGAAGATGAAAAGCAACTTATTAATTGGCTCTGCGATGAATATAGCTTTGAGTATAATCAAGCAGAACGTATAGCGAATTGCAGCTTAGCTGATGGGCATGGCAATCTTTCACAACAAGCAATAGAAAAAATACTTCCCTTTTTAGAAGCAGAAGTCATCGTTTATTCGCGAGCCGTAGAAAAAGCAGGGATGGATCATAGCCAATTCAGCACAGGTGAAATATATGATCAAGAATTGCCTTATTATGGAGAAATCCTCACGCAATCTGTCGCATTTGGCTCAGGTGATCCCAAAGATATTCCAGAAAAAAGATATGGTAAAGTCGCAAACCCAACGGTGCATGTTGCCCTTAATCAGCTGGGAAAAGTTGTCAATGACCTCATAAAGCGTTTTGGTGCGCCAGAGCAAATTGTTCTTGAGCTGTCGCGTGATTTACCGCTTAGCGCAAAAGGTAAATCTGAGTTAGATAAAGAGCAAAAAAAGAACCAAGAGCGTAATGAGAGATTTGCTGAGTCTTTAAAGAAAGACTATGATAATCAACCTAACAATTATGAAAATAGATTGCGCCTACGTTTGTTTGAAGAAATGGAAGCTTTAGGCAGACATTGCATCTATACAGGCGAGCAGATTAGCAAAGAGATATTATTTTCTTCAGCTGTTGAGATTGAGCATATTTTGCCATTTTCACGTACTTTAGATGACAGCATCGCAAATAAAACACTTTCCATGCGTAAAGCAAATAGAGATAAGGGCAATAAAACACCCTATGAGGCCTTTGGCCATTCCCCTGAAAATTATGATTGGAATGAAATAGCAAAACGCGCAGCAGCACTGCCCCAAAATAAGAGTTGGCGTTTTTCTCCTGATGCAATGAACAAGTTTGATGAAGAAAATAAAGGCTTTTTATCCAGACAGTTGACTGATACTCAATATATTTCCCGCTTAGCAAAACAATATGTTGAAGCGATATATGGTGGCGCTGGCTATAAAGGAAGCGAGAATAATGTTTGGGTCATTACGGGTCGCCTAACGAGCGATTTACGCCATCTCTGGGGGCTAAACAGCATATTGCTCGGTGATAATTTGCCGCCCACTGAGCAGCAAAAGAAAAATCGAGAAGACCATCGCCACCATGCGATTGATGCTGTTGTCATTGCATGCACGGATAGATCTATGCTGCAACAGGCAGCAAAACAAGCAAGCAAGAATGAGCAAAATAGTTCAGATCGGCTCTTAGCGGGCATCGAAACGCCATGGCCTACCTTTAGAGAGGACGTCAAAAGCTGCATCCAAAATGTGATTGTTAGCCACAAGCCAGATCATGGCTATCAAGGGGCAATGCATAATGATACTGCTTACGGTATTCCGAAGGGGGCTGAAGGAAAGGGTAATGTGGTGACGAGAAAGCCAATTTCTTGGTTTAATAGTAAAGGTAAGCTTGAGAAAATACGCTCAGACGAAATCAGAGGTTTATTTCTTGAGGCAACAGAGGGGCTTACAGGAAAAAACTTTGAAGATGCACTAAGAGAGAGCGCGTCGAGCATGTATCCCTCTGTTAATAAAGTGCGTATTATAAAAAATGAAAAGGTTATTCCAATAAAAGATAAAAATGAACAAGTTTATAAAGCATATGAAGGGGGGAGTAATTATTGCTATGATATTTGGGAGAATGAAAAGGGGAAATGGATAGGAGAGGTCATCTCTACCTATCAAGCCTATCAGTTACAAAAAGAATATAAAAAAAATAAAGACAGAAAGCATAAATATTGGTGGCAAAAAAGCAATATAGGGCTTGCAGGGCAAAGTCTTAAACTACGTATTCGTAAAAATGATTACTTACAAATTGAGCATGAAGGGCGTGTAATGATTGTACAAGTTTATAAGTTTACTGAAGGCGCAATCAATATGGCAGAGCATATGGAGGCAAATGCTTCTGATAGAATTAATAAACAACAGACTTTAGCTAGAATTCAAAAAGCACCTTCGTCATTGCAGCTAGCTAATGCAAAAAGGGTAACAGTAAGCCCTTCGGGTTTATTGAATATTTACTCTTTATAGTTGATATTTGCATATTATATTTATTTAGCGTGAAACTCGCCGTAGGATATTAATATGCAAAATAGAGTTGTAGAGATCACAACAGATGGCGCAATGCTCAATCTGTCTAGGGGTTTTTTGAGCATTCGCCTAGAAGATCAAAAATTAGGGCAGGTTGCTATTGATGATATGGCAGCTCTCATTGTGCGTGGCTATGGCTGTTGTTTATCAGTTAATATTTGTACCAAGCTAGCCGAAGCAAATATACCCATTGTGATTTGTGGCTCAAATCAATCGCCTGCCTCTGTCATTTGGCCTGTTGAAGGCCATTTTGCCCAAGGCCTGCATATGCAAGCGCAGGCAGTTGCACAAAAGCCTTTGCAGAAAAGGCTTTGGGCGCAAATCATTCGGAGCAAGATTGAAGCACAAGCAAATGTACTTAAAATATTTCATAAAAATAATGATGACTTATTCCACATGGCAAAGCGGATCAAATCAGGCGATAGCGATAATTTAGAGGCGCAAGCAGCGCGCCGCTATTGGCCTAGGCTCATGGGGGAGGGTTTTAAGAGAGAGCGAGCAGATAATAATGAAAATGCTGCTTTAAATTATGGCTATATGGTACTTCGTGCCGCTGCTGCCCGCTCTATTTTAGCAGCAGGCCTGCATCCCTCTTTATCAATCCATCACCAAAGCCGTGGTGATGCGCTACGGCTGGCAGATGATTTAATGGAACCCTTCCGCCCATGGGTAGATTATAAAGTTTATAAGCTATTCTCAGATAATTGTCACAGAGAAATAGAGCTGGGCAGAGAAGAAAAAGCAGAAATCATCTCCGTATTACAATTAGATTTTGAAGGGGTAAATGGAGCGAGCCCTTTGCAAATCTGTCTGGATCGAATGGCTAAATCTCTAGTGCAAATCTATATGGGCAACGAAAAGAGGCTGGAAATGCCAGCAGCGCCCATCCCCATCATGATAGGGTGAAAAATGGCAGATAAATTTAAATATGTAAGTGGATATCAATATATGTGGCTTATGGTTCTGTTTGATTTGCCAACACACACACCGCAAGATAGACGACATTATACCCATTTTCGGGATGTTTTGCTTGATAATGGGTTTGAGATGGCGCAATTTTCTGTTTATCTGCGCCATACAAATGGGAAAGATGCAATTCCGCCTTTGATCAAAAAAGTAGAAGCAGCAATGCCACCAGAGGGAAAAGTCGATATTTTGCAATTTACGGATAAGCAATATGCAAATATAATCTGTTTGCGGGGCGACAGAAAACCTGATTCGCCAAAAAATCCCGAACAATATGTGATGTTTTAATGAAAAAAGACCTATTTATAAATCATTTAAAATCCAATATAGGCCTATATTTCAATGTCTTATACCGCGGTCTGTTATAGCACTCTGGAAAAGTGGGGGCAACCGCAACGTGCTCGTGCAGAGGCTGCTGCTATAGCTGGTTATAGCACTCTGGAAAAGTGGGGGCAACCGCAACTTAGCCTTTAAAAGAGCGCGTGATAAACACGTTATAGCACTCTGGAAAAGTGGGGGCAACCGCAACCAACGATGGTAATGTTTATGGTAAGCAATAGTTATAGCACTCTGGAAAAGTGGGGGCAACCGCAACCAGAAGCAAAATCGCCCTTTTCTGCTTTTAGTTATAGCACTCTGGAAAAGTGGGGGCAACCGCAACAACGAAGGAAAGGTTGATGACGAAAAGTCAGTTATAGCACTCTGGAAAAGTGGGGGCAACCGCAACAATATACGGATGACGAAGCTTTCGAATTTAGTTATAGCACTCTGGAAAAGTGGGGGCAACCGCAACAGTATTGGGCAAGAAAGCACGTAGATGACGGTTATAGCACTCTGGAAAAGTGGGGGCAACCGCAACAGAGGAGTAAGATTGAGCTTGCATGAGTTGGTTATAGCACTCTGGAAAAGTGGGGGCAACCGCAACAGATTTATCAGCAATCCTACTACTCAGCAAGTTATAGCACTCTGGAAAAGTGGGGGCAACCGCAACTCATTTGATAGATTGCAGTGGCCTATCAAAGTTATAGCACTCTGGAAAAGTGGGGGCAACCGCAACTTGCATCACAAGCTACTGTTGATGCATTGCGTTATAGCACTCTGGAAAAGTGGGGGCAACCGCAACGATGAAGTCAAGGGGACGTAAAACGACAGTGTTATAGCACTCTGGAAAAGTGGGGGCAACCGCAACTGGTTAGCCTTTGATCGTTTTAACGGACGCGTTATAGCACTCTGGAAAAGTGGGGGCAACCGCAACAAGGTCACATGACTAATTATACAACTAGTTGTTATAGCACTCTGGAAAAGTGGGGGCAACCGCAACACAATTACGGCGCTGCTGTAGACATAATCCGTTATAGCACTCTGGAAAAGTGGGGGCAACCGCAACTTCTGTAAACGGGTCGTCATAATGAAACTTGTTATAGCACTCTGGAAAAGTGGGGGCAACCGCAACAAGTTTAAGTTTAGAAGAGCAAGCAATTGCGTTATAGCACTCTGGAAAAGTGGGGGCAACCGCAACTATTTCACAAAGTGGGTTTGATGCTATTGTGTTATAGCACTCTGGAAAAGTGGGGGCAACCGCAACTACGAGAGTTATTAGACTTCTCTACTTTTAGTTATAGCACTCTGGAAAAGTGGGGGCAACCGCAACAACAAACAGGGAAAATATATCAATGAAAAAGTTATAGCACTCTGGAAAAGTGGGGGCAACCGCAATTATTCAAAGGAGATTTCAATGACAGAAGCCGTTATAGCACTCTGGAAAAGTGGGGGCAACCGCAACTGCGGTGAGCGGTCTAATACTTAGTATTGAGTTATAGCACTCTGGAAAAGTGGGGGCAACCGCAACTTCGTTTGCGTTGTGTGAATTATGGTTTGCGTTATAGCACTCTGGAAAATTGGTGGAGCCAAGGGGAGTCGAACCCCTGACCTCTACACTGCCAGATTTGCAGAATCATTTGTTTTAAAACAAAAATATTTACAAATACGCCAAATAATTAGGCTGATTTATAAAGATAAATTTGTGTGGGTCACAAAAATATTTGGGGAAATTGATGCTTGATCTTGCCCCTCATTCAGAGACTATTGCCCGCGCTCTTTTTGGCGATCCAAACCCGCATCATTCTAGTTCTGGAGAACTTAGATTTGGCAGCAATGGATCTTTAAGCATTAAAATTACTGGTGAATATGCTGGAACTTACAGAAACCATGAAAAGGAAAACGGCGGTTCAATTTATGATCTTGTCAAGCAAGAAAAAGGTGACAAAACCAAAGAGTGGTTAGACCGTACAATCGGTTCTTATGAGCCCACCCAAAAAAGTAATATCAAAAAGGTTTATGAGTATTGCGATGAAAATGGAGCTTTAATTTTTGAGGCTGTGCGGTTAGAGCCAAAAAGTTTTAGACAAAGACGCAAAGATAATGGAGAATATATATGGAACTTAAAAGGAATTAATTCCCATATACCTTATAGATTGCCGGAAATATTAGAAGCAATTGCTAGCGAGAAAGCAATATACATTGTTGAAGGCGAAAAAGACGCAGATCTTTTGTGGAAAATGAATATTCCAGCAACATGCAATGCGGGCGGTGCAGGTAAGTGGACTAAAGATCATTCGAAATATTTTCGTGATGCGCATGTAATAATTATTCCAGATAATGATGAAGCAGGAGCTAAGCACGCTCAATCGGTAGGTGTATCCCTCAAAGGCATTGCTGATGAAATAAACCTAATGGAACTGAACGGTTTACAGCAAAAAGGCGATATTTCAGATTGGTTCAATAAAGGCAACAGCGTTGAGGATTTTTATAAACTTGCTTCAGTAGCACCAAAATTCATGGTTGCGAAAAATTCGTCATTGATTTTCTTTGACGACGATAAATTACCGCCGCCTCCCTCATGGCTAGTCAAAGATATTATTTCACAAGATGCGCTATCGATGGTCTATGCGCCAAGTGGCGTTGGAAAGACATTCCTTGCGCTAGACTTAAGCCATGCAATTGCTTCAGGACGAAATTGGTTCGACCAGTGCACATCTGGATTGCCTGTTTTGTACATTGCCTCAGAAGGCCAACATGGTATCAGGAAACGAGTTGCGGCAATAAAGCAAAAGTATCCTGACTATAAAAATGTACCGTTAGCAATCCTACCAGCGTCATTGAATTTTCATGAAGATCATCAAAAACCTTTAGATGAAATTACAAAGCTATTCGCAGACTGTTCTGAGGCATTTGGAGAAAGTCCAAAGCTAGTTGTTTTAGACACGTTGAGCCGAGCCATGCTTGGCGGTGTGGATAGCGATCCAAGGGATATGAAGCGAACACTCGATAATGTTGAAAGAGCCCGCCGTGAGCTTGGCGTTCATATAATGCTTATTCACCACACCAGCAAAGACAAAAGTCTTGGCATGAGGGGATCTTCAATTGCCTTTGATTATGCTGATACAATTATTCAATTATCAAAAGATGAGGAAACCGAAGATTTAGAGGCCAAAATTGTAAAACAAAAAGATGGAGCGGACGGCACGAGATATCGTTTTCAACTACAACCAGTCACTTTACCAAGTAACGACCCGACAATTGAAGTAACGTCGCAAGTCGTGGAATTTGCAGGTGCACTAAGTGGTAATGAAGTCGATAAAAAACCAGTCCTCAACCAACGTGAGACAAAAGCGTTAGAGTGCTTGAAAGAACTTATAGAGAGCTCACCCGTAACGCCTGTAACAGGCTGTAACAATCCAAACGTTACGAATGTGGCGGTTAAAACTGACACTTGGCGTAACATGTTTTTCCAGACAGAAGGGTTAGAAGGAAATAGCCGTCGCATGATCTGGAAGCGTGTAAAAAACAACCTCTTACAGAAGGGGGTTGTTATTGAAAATGGTGAATTGTCATGGATACCGTAACACCCGTAACAAGCCGTAACAGGCCATACATGTTACGGCGGTCAGGGGAGCGTAACACCCACCCCCCTAAAGGGGTGGGGGTGTTACGACACTCCCCGAACTCAATAGCCGAGCGGATTGACGATATTTCACATCGTTTGGAACGATTAGTTCCGTGCCACCGAAACCCTCACAAATTTCACGAAGAAAAAAGCGAATTAATTCACGAACTGCGAAAGCTAAAGGATATCAAACATGTTTAAATTCAAAGTAGATACTAGTGGCCTTGATCCCATCGCGAGAGCTTGGGCAGAGGGTAGCAAAAAAGCTCCGCGAATAATTGCAGATGCTTTAAACGCATCTGGTGATAAGGGGTATACAAACCTTAAAAAGGTAGCAGCAGAAAAAGAAGGCGTATCTAAAAAAGCAATTCATAAAGCAACAAGAGTTAGACGTGCATTTGCGGGCAATAGAAAAAAAGGAGCATTGTTGGAATATGAACTGCATATTTCAGGTAGCCGCCGGATTGCCTATAGAGATCAGCCAAAAGTCCGAAAGACCTCCAGAGGCGTCTCTGTAGCATCTGGGAAAATCATGCTTACTCATAAGACATTCAAAGGAAATAAAAAGTTAGGCGGCCATGTAGTCCAACGCACTGGAGAATTTCATACAGCTAAGACTGGAAGATATGCAGGTAAGAAGCGCGAGAAACTCAAAGTTCTTTACGGTGACTTTCTTAGCGATCGAGTGGTCAAGAAACATGTAGCAAGCGCATTTACAGATTACGCAACCAAAGAACTACCGGAAGACATACTCAGAAAGATTACCTATCACACTAAAAAGTAACGGGTCCTTTCAAAAATATAGGCGATGCGAGTAGCAAGGTCCCGAGATTTTTACCTGTCTATCAGTTTGAAATAGGGTTCCAAAAAAAGAAAAAATCATCATGTCAGAAAATCAATCTTATAAAAAACTTAATATAAACAGAGGTTTATTTGGTTATCCGTCAAGTGATGATTTGTTTTTGACAGATTTGCACGAAACTGAAATAAGGGTTCCAGCAGAAACCTTAGCAAGTTTTTTTAAGATTTCGACACGAAAAATAAGAGGCCTTGCACAGTCCGGTGTGATCCCAAAGGCCGATAAAAATCAATATCTCTTGAAAGAATCGATTAACGGATACACTGAACACCTAAGGCATGTTGCAGCTCGCTGGACGGCATCACCAGACGAAGCCGCACCTGGAAGTGTTGAAAGTGAACGTGCTCGTTTAACACGTGCAAAAGCAGACGAGCAAGAGCGAAAAAATCAAGTTGCTTGTGGTCAATTAGTCAAAAGCATTTCGGTTGAAAATGAATGGTCTGGCATATTGCGAGGTGTGAGAGACGCAATTCTTGCTGTGCCAGAGCGCATAAGATCCCGTCATACTGAATTATCAAACCCACAAATTGAAACAATAGATTTAGAAATTCGCCAAGCATTGGAAGATATTGCAGATGTTTGATTTTGATGATCGAGAGCAAATTAATCAATTGAAGATAAAAGTGCTGAGCGTATTGAAGCCCCCGCCTAAGATGAAGATGTCTAATTGGATAGAAGGTAATGTGAAACTGCCAGCAGGCGTTACTGCGACACCTGGCTCTATACGGCTGTGGCCTTTTCAAAGAGATATTGCAAACGCAATTGGTAATCCAAATATTGAACGTGTAACGCTTATGAAACCCGTAAGGGTAGGATTTACGCAACTTTTAACAAGTTGTCTTGCTGGTTATGTTGTAAATGATCCTGCGCCGATCTTAGCTGTATTGCCAACAGAAGCAGATTGTCGCGATTATGCCGTGAGCGATATTGAGCCAACATTTGAAGCAAGCCCCGTTCTTGCAAATATGCTTTCAACATCAAATCCCAAAGATCGATCTACTTTGCTAAGTCGTAAATTTCCGGGCGGTTCGCTAAAGATCGTAGCAGCTAAAAGCCCACGTAATTTGCGCCGTCACAATACTCGTATTCTGTTTATGGATGAAGTCGACGGCATGGAAGTTGGCGCAGAAGGAAGTCCGCTTTTGCTCGCAGAACGTCGAACACTACAATTTGCAAACCGAAAAATCGTTGTTGGGAGTACCCCAACCAATTACGCAACCTCATTTATTGCCAGTGAATATGAAAAATCAAATCAGCAAATTTGTGAAATTCCATGCCCTGAATGTGATGAATATTTTGAACTTCTATGGGATCATATCACTTGGCCGGAGAATGAACCAGAAAAAGCTCATGCGATTTGCCCATGTTGCGGGTCAATTCTGGACGAAGCCCATAAGCCAAATATGATTGATAATTTACGCTGGAGAGCAACAAAACCAGAAATAACAAATCATTATGGTTTTAGATTAAACGCACTTATCAGCCCGTTAGCAAATGCGAGCTGGGGCAAATTAGCATGTGAGTATGTGCAAGCTAATGAAGATCCCGCCGCCGTCCAAGTATTTCATAATACGATTTTAGGTAAGCCATGGGAAAGTAATGTTCAGGATATATCAGAGAGTGATTTAAAAGCCCGAGCTGAACCTTTCTCAGTCACGGATATTCCTGAAAATATTCTTGTGCTTGTTGCTGGTGTAGACATTCAGCATAACAGAAATGAAATGGTTATTCTTGGATTTGATCGTGACAATGTGATCCACATATTAGAACACCAAGTGCATTGGGGTGCATGGGACAGTGATGAACAGTGGAAAGCATTAGATGTTTCTATAAATCGTAAATTCAAACATCCATTAGGGGGTGGAATAAAATTGGATTGTGTCGCCATTGACTCAGGTGACGGGAGAACGCAAAAAGCAGTTTATGATTTTTGCCGTCCTAGATTACGGAAAAAAGTGTTTCCAATTAAAGGCGCAGGGGGATTCAGCCGCCGCTTTATTCAAAAATCAAATCACAAAGACAGCATGCCTCTTTGGATTATTGGTGTTGATAGCGTGAAAAGTCATATCATGGAGCGGATTGGTCGTGCTGATTTGATGAAATTCTCTGATACACTAGAGCCAATATTTTATGAACAACTCTTATCAGAACAAAAAACAGTGAGTTATTCACGTGGCCAACCTATTCACATGTTTAAGCGAATCCCCGGTCGCGATGCGGAAGTCTTAGATTGCGTGACTTACGCAATTGCAGCCCGTCAAATACTCAATATTGATTTTGACCAAAGGACGGATATGCTTAAACGGGACTTACTATCAAAAGAAAATATAACTGCAAAAAGAGTTCGGAAATCAAAGTTTATGTCTTAGCTTCAAGTAAAGGCTCAAGGATTATTTGCAATTCATAAAGCACATGGTAGCGATCTGATGAATCTTTAAATTCAGCAATCTTAAGACCCATTCTAGTATCAAATATTTCCTTGCTTATTCCTGCATCGATACATTTTTTCTCAAAGCGTTTGATAAACTCATTCGCTCGTTTTTTTGCACCATCTGGTGCGTTTTCCCAATAATCCATCTCTGTTTCTAGGTAATTCAATATGTCTTGTTTCATAGGCATTTTTTTCCTGACACCGCTACCACCACCATTTTCTTCAATAAAAATTATACCGTAATCTTCTAATGTTTTTCGTATTTTCGCGACTGTATTCACCTTTGTATTACTTCCCCTTTCAAGCCGTAAAACGGTATTCTTACCTACTCCCGCCAATTGAGCTAATTCATCAATGCTCAAATCAAGGGCTGCTCTTGCTAATCTACATTGTAATGGTGACATTATCACAATTTCCTTGACATTTATTTGAATTACAATATGGTGATATTATCCCCATGTCAATTAAATTGAAACTCAGGATATAGAAATTATGAAGCAAAATTCAATGAAGAGAATACAACAGGAACTAAAGGCTTTTGCTAATGATGCCGGTCTTAATCCGCCAGATCACAATTTGCGAGCGGCTGCTTTTCTACTTTTTCTTAATCATGATGAGTGGAATGGGTGTATTGCAATAATTGGCGAAAGAACAGAAGAGCTTAAAGTTTTGTCCGAAAGCGTTGCATGGGCTTGTTTAGATGACGACAGCGCTTTTATTAAATCATCTTGTGAGCGAATAGCAAATGTTATTGAAAGCCTAAAAACTAACCATAAGGATTTGAGTAAGGCGGTTGGCTTAGAATTTGATTAAATAAACCGCATTGCAGTTCTTGACAATAATAAACCGCAATGCTATTTATAAGTTATGATGAAAATAGACCTATCAGAATTATCTATTCCAAAATTTAAGCAACCAGAAGTGCTGAGCATTTCTGGGCTTGCGCCCAAAGTCCTTCAAACCTGGGTGGGTAGGAATGTAATTAAATTGGATCAGCAAAATCCAGGCAAAGGGAAAAGTAGGTTATATTCTAGCTTAGATATTGTTAAACTTGCAATTATGCGGCGTGGCTATGATTTACATTTAACACTTGCTCGTTCTGTTGATTTAGCCAATTCATCAATCGATTATTTAAAGCAAAAGGGAGGCATGGAATGGGATTTGAGGTTGGTTTTGCGGCCAATTGAAGAGGCTGAGCTCGAGAGAAGAAATATTTCGGTTAGGCATATCGGAGGCTTTCATGCCCTTTCAAAATATTTTCCAGCTATTGACGATCCTCTAAATGAAAATTTAGCTCGTGTTTTGGAAGCTGCTTATTATCCTGAAACGCGTGTAAAGTTATCGCTCGGAGAACAAATGGAACAACGGAAAAAGCAGGACGAAGACCTTAAAAATGCGATTTTAATGGCAGACCCAAGCTTCGATACGTCGCAAGAGCATCAAGATAGAAGAGAATTGAAATCAAATTTAGAAGTCGATTCGGCAAAAAGAGAATATTTTGCGCGTGGAGGTGTATTTGCGGAGCCGGTCATTGTCTTTCCACTTGGCAATACAATCAACGGCACCTTGCTTATGATTGATAATTTTGAAAAAGAAGGAAGTAAATAATGCGCCCTTTTAGCAAAATTCTACGATCAAAAAACAAGAACATAAGATCATCAAAACATGATCAAAAAGTGAATAGAAATTTTCGAGAAGCTTGGCCGGATACTGATTTACCCAAAACAGCTGATATAAAACATCGGCTTTATCAGTCCGTTTCAGCATTTTTAGACGAAAGCCCGTTTGGCAATGCGATTGAGTCCGAGTTGCTATCCTCATATTGCGGTTCGGATGGAATAAAGCTGAATACAGGTGAACGCGAGCGCGACTATAATTTTAATGCAGGTGAATTTCCAAAACCTTTTTTTGAATTGCAAAGGCAAATTGCAAGAAGTTGGCTTCGTCACGGTGAAGTATTATGCATTATAAATGTGCCGCAAATGCTTACGGTTCACATCACATTGCTCAATCCCAATCAGCGAGACTTAAACAAGCAAGGCATGAATATTCGTGAGGGTATTGAGTATGACGCTAACGGCAATGAAGTTGCCATGTGGATTAAATTTCCAGTATCGAACCAATATACCATTGGCTATATTAATCATCAGCCCAAAAGAATTCCATGGGAAAATGTGATTTTCTTTTGTGAAGAAATAACCCCGGGTGTCCGGCGCGGCAAAAGCCCATTAACGTCAATCTTGCCTATCGTTGACCAGCTCGAAAAGATCTATGGCGCACGTCTCAAGCAAATTCAAACAAGCGCCCTTTTTGGTGGCGTTTATATTTCGCCAGAAGGGGAAAGCTTGACGGATAATTCTGAGGATTTTTCATTAGAGCCAGGCGGGATTCTCAATCTTGCAATGGGGTCGGATTTTAAAACAGTAAACCCCTCTGCATCCCCAGATTTTGATCAACATATAAAAAGACTACTTAAAACAATTTCTGCAAGTGTTGGTATTACTTATGAGGCACTATCCGGCGATTTGAGTGATACGAATTATTCATCTTATCGAGGTGGTGCATTAATTTCACGGCGTAAAGCAGAAGCGACCCGCAATCTTGTTTTGAAGCCAATTCTAGGTGAAATTTACCGACTTTGGGAAGCGGTTAAGATTGAGAATAACCACTTATCGGAAAGCATCGAACCTCAATGGATAGATCCTGCATGGCCAGAAGTTGACCCGTTAAAATCTGCAAATGCGGATATCGCCCTATTGCAAGCCGGATTAAAATCTCGTTCCGAAATTATTGCAAGCCGCGGCCGCGATCCCGAGACTGTTGTCTCGGAAATTGTAGAAGACCCAATTCAACGCATGGCGCTAGAAGAAGAAACAAAAGAAAAAGGTGAAGATGAAAATGACTCAACCATCCACTAGTATAATTTATCGCTCGGTGGCACCTCGCGAAAACAGTTATAATCGTGATAACCAAACTTTTGAGGGGGTGATTGCGACAGATACTGCAAACGTACAGGATAATATCAGACTTGATATTGAGGCACAGGCTAAAATTGGTTTTCCAAAAGTCATTCCCCTTATGAAAGATCATAGCCGTGCCGCTCATGACCAAATGGGCGATATCCGCGATTTGCGTGCAGAAAAAGGCACAGATGGAGTTACCCGTCTTATTGGCACGGTAAAAGTGTCCAGTGGCAGTCACACTGAATTTTTAAGATCAAATCTTGAAAGCGGGGTTCACACCGCGCTCTCAATCGGCTTTCGCGTCAAGAAATGGAGCGCATAATGACACTCGAAAACATTAGAACTGCGACAGAATTTGAAATTTGTGAAGCGTCAATTGTATCTGTGCCAGCAGATCACATGAGCCACGCACGAAATATGCAAGCCTCGCCACCGCCATCAATTCTGCCCGCACCAATTCAAGTGCCTATAGTCTATTCGAGTCATAACGACACCACACATGATAATTTTGTGAATTTTAAAAGGGATTTTTCCGGCTTTTATGCAGCAATTGCGCATAATGAAACTCCTAATGAAGCACAACAGGCTGCAGCTGATTTAAGTGATGACATTATCATTTCGCGGATTCTAGAAAAAGAAAACCGTGACACATTCGGAATGTCACGCGCCCAACAACGTAATGCAGCAATAACCTCTCAAACAATGCAAATCATAGGACAAGATATTATTCAAGGGGCAGCTATGAAGTCTCTTGAAGTTGCGGATACGAAACTAGCGCCAGTGTTCAGCAAAACCGATGTTCCGGATTTACATAAGCGTTTATTGCCTCGGGTAGAGACAGGCGGCTTAGAACTCACAGATTCCAGCGAAAGCGATGAAATTAAGTTTAGTTCGGTAGGTGATAGCGGTGAAACCCTTTCCGCATCATTTATGCGTGGCGGTTCTAGCATTACCTTGGAAGCAAATATAAATTCTCAAGGTAAAATTTTTGCATCTCTTGGCAAAGGTTTTGGAGACGCTACTCGCACAAAAATTGCAGCTCGCAAGGTGGCGCATTTAGAGGAAAATGATTTTGCTGGATCTGAATTAAGAGATGGTAAACACGTCTTTTCAGCAGATAGAGGCAATATTGCAGAAATGAAATTTGACCCAGAGCAAAATGTTACAAACATGCTGAAAATTATGACAATGCATGAAACGCGCAAAGATGCGTTCAACCAGATCGTCGGATATGCGCCTGAGTTTCTAATTTGTCATCCAGACAATGAAGAAGCATACTTGCGTATGCTTACCCTCTACACAGCAAATACAGCGCAAGATATTCCAATTTTGGCAAATCGATTAAAACTAATTGTTGAACCGCGTCTCAAAAGTCCAAATCATTCTTGGCTCGTTACTGCCCCTGCAAAAATGGATGGTGCAACGCGGGTCTATTTAGAAGGATATGAAACACCCGTAGTCGATAGCAGGGTTAATTTCATGACAGATGCACTCGAATTTAAAATTAGGTTGGCATTTGGCCTTGGTTGGTTGGAGTGGCGTTCTTGGACACGTATTGACCATGGTGCAGATTAATGGCGGTTGATTGGGATAAAATTGACATAAATGACGCCCCTATAGTTCTTGAAGCGTTGCAACGCGCTCGCATGAAACTAGCCGCAGGGGTCGGCATTGCTAGCGTAAGTTCAAGCGGGCAATCCGCATCCTTCTACGCTGGAGATATTCCGACACTTGATCGATTGATCAAGCAATTTGAACAAAAAACGCGGGGGCACATTAGTACCCGGGTAACGCATCCAAAAATAACAAAAGGATTTTAGAAATGTCTTTTAAGCAATACGGAAACGCAATTGATGCAGTAGCCCCAGCCGGTGGCATTAAGGCAGGTGGGGTCGTTATAGAAGACCTCTTTGGGGTTGCTATTGTAGATACGCCGGAAAATAAGCCATTTGCTTTACAGGTTTCGGGTGTTTTCAATCTACCAAAAGGTGATGAAGGAATATCTTTTGGCAAGAAAGTATATTGGAAAGACGAAGTGGTCACTCTTGATAATAGTGCTCACTTTATCGGATATGCGACACAAGAGGCTGCCTCCTCAGAAACAAAAATAGCAGTGCGTTTATCTGTTTAGTTGAAAGGGACTTATTGTGAGCGCGATAAAACCGATTTTAAATACGAAAGACAAGGTTAAAGCAGTAACCGATGGTCTCTTGGATGGCGGCTTTAAGCCCAAGTCAATTGAATTCAAACCAGATGGTTCTGTATTTTTTCATAGTGATGAGCAAACTGCTTTAGGTGGGACTATAAACGAATTTGCAAAATGCAAGGCCGCAAAGGATAAGTTAGATGGCAAATATTAAATTGCCAGGCGTAATCACGAAGCGGGTAAAATACCGCCGCAAGTGTGGTGCTAAAGTTGTCAAAACTTACTACACCTATGGAAAAGGTGGAGCGCGAATATATGGCAAAATAGGCACAGCTGAATTCTATGAGAATTATGTAAGTTTAAGGGATCGCCATAAAAATCGTGAGATTAAAAATTTTGTTGATCTCACCTATAAATACGAATCTTCACGGGCATTTAATGATCTTGCAGAATCCACAAAAAGAGTGACACTTTATCAGCTTGCTCGATTAAGACAAGAATTTCAGACATTTTCACTTAAAGCACTTGAATATAAAGAAATGCGTCAAGAATTTAGAGCTTTTCTTGAAAAAATGTCGGATCAACCTGACAGTGCAAACCGACATATGAAGGTTCTCAAAACAGTTCTAAATTTTGGAATTGACGTTGGCTTGATCGAGCATAATAGAGCTAATGGAATTAAATTGCTCAAAACGAAAACAAGAGCGGGTATTGACTGGAGTAACGAACAGCTTTCAAAAATCAACTTCCTTCCAGAACATATAAAGCTGCCAGTACAATTTGCACTTTGGACAGGACAACGCCAAGGCGATGTTCTTAATTTGAAATGGTCGAATATAAGTGATCAGTTTATCTATATAAACCAATCCAAGACCGATACTCAGGTCTATATTTATCGCATTCCAGTTATAGATGAAATCTTATCAAATGCTTGGATGGAAAATAAAAATGAATTTGTTTTCTTGAATTCCAAAGGGCAGCATTGGAAGTCAGGTTTTGGTGCATCACAACGTAAAGCATTTAAGCGCGCTGGAATTCATGATGTGCACTTTCACGATTTACGTGGAACTTTTGAAAATAGATTGAGAGAATCCGGCTGCACGGAATCAGAAGCATATTCAGTGACAGGAAGGTCTATGAAAGGCTCGGCAAACGCTTATTTCTCTAGGTCAAAATCGCTTTCGAAGGCCGCAATGACCAAACTGAAAGAGAACTTTTGCGAACAAAAAGTCACAAAAACCATTGAAAGTGGTCACAAAATTCATTCATTTAAAGAAATGGAAAGAAAAAATGCTACTTAATTACAATGACTTAAATGGTGGAGCCAAGGAGGTTCGAACTCCTGACCTCTACACTGCCAGTGTAGCGCTC